GCAAACTTACGATCTTCTTGGTTATTGATTGGCCTAGATTCGCCTTTTAGTTCGCGAACCAATCTATCACTATCAATACAAACTAACAAATACGAACCTTGACTCCTTGCAAAGTTAAGCATCTCAATATGCCCACGATGCAAGATATCAAATGTACCGTTAACTATTACTCTTCTGGCTATCCCCGGGCTGTACACGATAATTGTCCTCTACTGAGTCTGGAGTTGAAACTTCTACTACGGTACCTTCTTCTACACAAATTAGCTGATGTGGCATGCAAGGTGGATTGTGCCAAGTGTCGCCAGGATTTAATTCTTGTTCATTTTGTTGAGCATTAGTGGTGTCAATCCACTTTACAACAAACTTGCCTGACTGCACATACCAGGTTTCTTCTTTTTCTCGATGAAAGTGCATGCTAAATCTAGCACCTGTGTCAAAATGCATCATCTTACCACAGTATCTATCATTGGTAGCCCAAATTAGTTCATGGCCCCAACCTTTTGATACATATCCTTCTAGTCTTGTCATATTTGTTCGATTTCCGCTAATGTGGGACTATATACACCAATGTGTTGAATAGTTACACTGGCTGCTCGAGTAGCAAATCGTATTGCAGCAAGTATATCCGCAGATAAGACGAAGTTGTATGCGAGAGCAGACAAGAAAGTATCACCTGCCCCGCATACATCAAACGCCTCTACTTGTGGAGTAGAAAACTTATGTTCTTTGTATTGTACTCCGTCTCGTCCGAGAGTAACAATAAGTTCTGTAGGCACTGTCTTAGCAGCCGCATGTTCAATTTGGTTAATTTTAACGAAGCAACCCTCGAAGCGGGCCAAGTCGCTTTTCTTTGTATCAACAAATATTGGACCCGAGAAATTTTTTCGAAGATTTTCAATGGTCTCATATTCTACGCTGCCTTTATTGTAATCACTAACTATAATTGCATTATACTTGTCTATGTTGGTATAGTCAATTTTAACGGCACGACTAGGTATGTCTTGATCTATCCTTACTAGATGTTGACCGGTCTTACTATCAATCACTCTAGTCTTGATACAGGTTTTAACGCCATGCACAAAGTCAACTTCGCAACCTAACTTTAGTAAATTGTCTTGAACATTAGCTGCCATACCTGGCTTGGTTACTGTGTGGGTATAATTCAAAACAGGCACAGGTGCTTCGGGACTGATTCTAGTCACCGTTCCAAATTGGTATTGATCAATACCGTTATCGCCTATTAATAAAATTTTCATTAAAAGTATTGACAGTTGTTTCTAGGAAAATAGCATTCGTTATTTGCCAGAGGCTTGATTTTAATTGTTTCTAACACTGAGGCTTTGCCTAATCCCATTGCTATACTATAAGCAGCACTTTGATTGCCCATAAACAAATCTGCACCAGCAATAATATCTGCTAGTTCTTTAAAGTCTTGTACAGCATAGTATTGTACAGGAAAACCAGTGACTTTAACAAAATCTTCATGTTCTTCCGGAGTACCTACAAAGACACCATTATTTACTATATCAGATTGTGCTAGAATATTTTGCCATGATCCATTGCCTTCTGGACAACGATATCTGAATGTTCTGTTGATTACAATAGGTGCCACTCGAACAGGATCTGCTTCTAGCCACGTTTCGTTATACACATCTTGAGTGAATGGCAAATTAAATGTTTTATGATAAGCTTCAACATAGTTTCCTTCAAAGCCTCTAAACAATACGGCGCGGAATCTATCTAGATCAACATCGTGGTCACCGGTCCAGAATGTCACACTCTTGATGTAACTTTGCCTGCTCAGTAAAGGTCTCAGCATATCAAAGTCTGCATTACGAAATCTACCCTGATGCATAGGATCTACTTCGTCTGGTCTGTATCCGTATTGAGCAACGCACCGCTCTAAGTTTTCAATATGAATGGCAAAAGTACCACCGCCCATCTTTTTCACTACAGACAAACTATAGATTAAATCACCAAATGTTCCTGAATGTCTATATATCATAATAATTCTAAAATGTTATTAGCAATCTTTGCTGCATCAAAATTGTCTTTGCAACGATAATCGCCGTGCTTGCATACTACTTGTCTTACTGGTCTCTCTTGTACATCATTACATCCTACACAATCTATGTTAGATAAAATTGGAATAGCATTTTGATCTCTAGGTAAAATTCTGTCTGGTAATAAATGGGTATGTAAAGAAATTATGTTAGCTACACCTGCGCTGGCTATATGATAAGGTCCACTGTCTGTGCCTACAAAACACCTAGCATTGTCCATTAAGAGTTTTTGTTGTTGTACGCTAAGTTTATCTCTAGCATCAACAAACAACGGGTGTTCAACGTATCCGTCATGTGCAGTTCCTACACACACAATCTTTATATCTGTACGAACACTAAAAATCTGTTCAAATATGGGGTACCATGTATCCCAACTCATATTTTTTAATGGCCAATACCACTGTCTAATATGAACTACAATGTATTCATCTATTGCATTACTTTCAAAAAATGCATTTACAATTTCCACATCTGATTCTGTTGCAAATAGTTCTGGTTTTTTGTTTGCTACAGTTGATGTACCAAAAGCGCGATAGAAATAGCTGTCCAGGTAATGATTAACTGGATTACACTCGTAACTGTCATCCAAATTTATATACATATCATAGGCCGCAGGATCTGGCATAGCATTGGTATGATAGATAGCTCTTACATTAGGATTGTTATCGTACACATTAGGAAATTCTGTAGCAATGTCAATGTTGCATTGATAACGATGCTTTAATTGGCGCACAACTCCGGTACTCATTATTACATCACCTAGTGCTGCCCTGCGCCTTACTAATATTTGTAGTGGTTGTTCAATATTCATATAATGTCTTTTGCAATATGTTAGTAAATTGTAAATCTGGTCTTTGTTGTATAACTAGATTTTTATTGTGTTGAATTGCTGGAATACATTTTTCATATGCAAGTTTAATAATTTCAATTGGCTGACTTAAAAACTCAATTAAACTTGTCCTGGCGGCAATTAATCGTCGGCCTGACTCTATAATAGAGTCATAACTAGTATCTATAATGCCATCAAAAGTACAATAGCCTTGTTGGCGCAAATACTTCAAACTGCCGTGATGTCCAATGTAAAAGAATAATTGCTGATAATTCATGGCATTAAAAACTTTTTCGCTTAAAAATACGCCTTGATCAAAAAATGTATCTGCAACAATACCTAAGTAACTATCTAAATAAAAATCTACATTAGTTTGCGAGAATTCTATGGTATTGTCAAGTGCAGGCAGAGGGACTTGATTGGTTATCAAATTACATTGTTCATCAATGTAATTACCAGCCGGTTCTTCAACTTGATGTTGTACCCATGGGCCCGGTATGTCAGTATGAACACATTTGTAATTTACAATCCCGTCTTTGATAAAATTGTTACCTATTAATCCTGCTAACACAAATCTTCTGGTATACCAATCCTTGCTACTAGACCAGTAAAATTTTTTATTTTTTATACGCCGACAATCTTGTTGCCAATCTCTCTTATGATTTTCTGTTCTTCTCGTCCAGTGAAAATTACTGACCATATCAAACATTGATATTCTATGATATCGAAAACTGCTGCTAGGCATGTCATATTCTGCATCAGGAGTCAACTTACCAGTAAAAACTACTACTGGATTAGAAATACTCTGACAAAAACTGTCCAGCGGGTTTACCCAAAAATCTCTTTCTTGTATGCATTGGAATGCACCTAGTAATATAATTAATGTGTTTTTGTCTTTAACAGGAATACTATTAACATGTTCTAAAATAGTGTGTAAATGGCTAGGATATAGATGTTCTAAAGCAAAATTATCAGTTGGTATTTCTAATTGTATGTCGTATTCGCCGGTGTCATAAATCATACATTCGTTTTAATTTCTCTTACCGGATCATTTAATTTTGATGCGACAGCATTTTTTAAATTTACTCTAAATTGATTGTAATCTCTAATTTCTAATGCACGCCTACCAACTTCAGCCAAATCTGTGCCGTCTATTTTACACTTTTTAAAATCGTCTTCGAGACTCCAAATTTTATTGTGTAAGATTTTCAATGCCTGCAATTCATCCCAAATCAATATCTTGTCAATGCTGTTCATTTGCTGTTCATAGAAATCAAGTTCAGCTTGATTAGCTCCACTTGTACGGTCATACTTTACCTGTGCAATAGTATAGCGATCAACAAGTTCCATAACAGGAAATTTATAATCCAACTTCAACCTCCGGGAAATACCGTAAAAATCTATCTATATCTACATCTCGTACTTGTTTAATTTTATTTTTAATTTCTCTAAAGAAATTCCAAGCAAGTGGTACAAATAAAATTTTCTGACTTTTACTATAATTCATTGTTACATAGTCCATACTAACAATTGGAATATCTCTTCCTGGACTTACGTGATTTTGTTTCAGAGGATTATCATCTACAATTATATCTAAATCAACTTCAGAAAAGTTTAGTAGTGTATTACCTTTGGCAGCAGCGCCATACCCAACTATTTTAAATCCGCTTTTCCTATAATCATCGATGATGTCACTGAATTCTTTGGTAATAGCCAATGCTCGTTTTTCCCATCTGATGTAGGTTTCTGGCTGTAATAAACTTCGCTCCATTTCAATAAGATTAGCAATGTGCTTGGATCTTTTCTTGTGTTTACTAAGAACAAATACATAGCTGGTGCCATGGATAGGAGTTTTAATTACATCAATTAAATAGAACGGGCTGCGTTTTGCCATTGCATTAAATGAATTAATGTTGTAAAAACTAATATGTTCGTGATAAATTGTGTCAAACTCGCCATTGAGCACCATATCAGCTTGACTAGTCTGAATGAACACATAGCTTTTATCTCGGGTTACTTCATCTAACAACTCAAGAAACTTTACAGGATCGGTGTTGTGTGCAAATGCATTTTGACAAACTACAATATCAAACTTGTTGTGTTTCAATTGTTTGATGCTTTTCTTATTCCAAAAACCGCAAACAACTTTGTGTCCTTTGGAAGAACTGGTTTCGTGCAAGTTCTCTGCCGGATCCACACCATAGGTGTTGTAACCAAGATTGGCAAATGCGTCCAATTGACTGCCATCATTGCAACCGATATCTAATATATGTCCGCGCCATTGATCAGTGTATTCTCTACACCATTTGGCAAACCACGACATGTAATCAAGATAGGTTTGACTAGTGCCGCTTACATAAGCATAGTCTCTATAGATTAACTCCGGATCAACTATGTGTGTTAATTGTAAATGGTAACAATCTCTGCAACGATTTACTGCCAACGGAAAATAAGGTTCATCTTTGTTGGCATGTGTGGGATATGTGTTTGCTAGTGGCTGATCATTAAGATCAAGAGTCAATACTAAATTATCACTACCACAGGCTACACATTCATTTAGTTTAGTTAAGTTTTCCATTGTTTAGTTTTTGATAGCAACTCCGTTTGGCGCTATAAATCCCTCAACACCTAATAAAGGAATTTCTTGCACCAAAGATTCAGGCAAAAATTTGTATAAGACATGTTCAATATCAGCGTAGCCACCTTGACTAACACGATTGCCAATATAAGACAGACTATCTTCGTAAACTTGAATCACTGTATCAAGTTGTTCAGCAGGCCAACTCCATAATCTAGCCATGTACTGTAGTTCAATACCAGTTATTTGAAAAGGAAATTGACTTTGATGTTTTGGACCAATAATAATTTTGTTGAGATGTTGCTCATAAACATCTAAATTAAAATCATCGTTCAGTACATACCGTCCAGACATTTTATGAATTCTATCATACCCTGTAAAGTCACCGTCATTCTGGCAGATGCGTAGTGTCCTACCAAAACACATAATCTCGGTAGAATTTTTTACCACATCCCAATTGTCACTTTGATAAATTGCATGCACATCCAAATCGTTGCTAAAGTCTATTAGCAAGTCACTGTTATCTTCAAGTGTCTGACTTTGACTAGCACTTATCGGTGTACCTGCACACTCCATTACAATAATTTTTGCACCAGGAACTCGAAATCTGATATTTTGTAGTGTGATAACAGTTTGTGCCAGTCTTTCTTCAGGACTATAAACTCCAAATTTACTATTGACAGCAGATGTAACTATAAAACAATGTTTAATCATTTACGCAACCATCTTTCATTTTGCAGTGTCCATTGCACCACTTCGTCAATTCGTTCGCTTAGTTTGATTCGTGGTTCCCAACCTAAACTTCTAAGTAGTCCGCCGTCTAGTGCATAACGCATGTCATGACCCGGACGGCTGGTGTGAAAGTCGGTCATTTCGTACTTGAGTTCTTGGCCTACAGCAGCGGCAATCATTTGTGCTAGTGTAAGATTGTCAATTTCTTCAGTACCAACAAGATTAAACTTTGGACAGTGGGCGTGTCCATAATCCCCTTGGTGACGATAATCCTTGAGGCCGAGTATGAACATAAGACCCTCAGCAACATCTCTGGCATGAATGTACATTCTACTACCAGCCACGGTTCTCGTTGGATCACTGTGTATGATGACTGTTTCCCCATCTCTCGCCTTCTGAATTGTACTAGGAATAAATTTTTCTGGATGTTGTCTTTCCCCAAACACATTCATGGTATGCGTGACAACGATAGGCATTTTGTAAGTATTTTCATAAGCCACACAAAATTCTTCCGCTGCCGCTTTTGACGCAGAATATGGATTGGTGCTGTTGTATCGATCATATTCTTTATAAGCCACACCAGGTGGTGCGATTCCATAAATTTCATCGGTAGAAAAGTATACAAAGCGTTCAAGATTGGGATGATTTTTTCTAGCATAGTCTAGTAAATTAACTGTTCCGACCACATTGTCCTGTACAAATTCCATAGGATAAGCAATCGAACGGTCTACATGACTGCCAGCAGCAAGATGTAATACTATATCTACAGGCCCAATATCCTGAACAATTTGACTATTAATTTCTGCTCTGAGATCGTGAAAAATAATACGCAGCCTTTGACTAACCATTTTTGCGTCATGATCTTGCAACATATCGTGTAGTCTATTTAGATTGCCACTGATGTCTAATCTATCTAAACAAACGATATGCCAATCAGTAGTTTGTAAAATTAAGTCAATTACATGATGCGCAATAAATCCAGCACCGCCGGTGATTAATACTTTTTTTGACATGGATCCTCAGTTTTTATTGAATATACTATATTTATTCGCCTGCTTTTGGAGCGATAAATTGCTTGATATGACTCATTGCTTTGCGAGCAGTATCAAACACATACTCTCGGGTTTCGTCTTCAAGATTAACAGTCACAATAAAACCATTTGCCACTTGACGAATTTCAATTGATTCAAACATATTAAACTCCAGATTAGTTGAATCATAATTATACTAATTTTTTTACACAAAGTCAAGTCATGCAGCTTGTGACAAATACCTTTTGTCCGGTATTGCGTCAACACAGCTTTTACATAGTGTTTCGTTAGTAAAATGGGGTAGTTTATTTAATTCTAAAAGTTTTTGCATTGCAGGACCATTTAAGATATCGTCATAAGAATCAGTCAGTAGATTGCCCATAACGTGTTTTTTGTCGTAATCCATACAACACAACAATACTTCTCCGTTTGGTAAAAGGACTCCTTGATTATAAAGTATAGTTTTACCGCAAACAACAGGCCCTTCGTGTCTTGGAGTAAGTTTAATTACTTGCCCTTTAACTTGTTCTTTGTTAAGTAAACCTGCACGATCGTGCGCAGCTATGTCCCATCGATGACTAGGTGCCGCTCCGGGTAAATGTTGTATGGAGGGATGTATTCCATCGTCGCTCATGGTCATGGCCTCATAATGAACGCCGGCAGTTTGCAATATAGTTCTCATGCCTATATAGGCGTATTCCCATTCTTCGCTGTGTTTCCACCCTTTCATGTTACCGGCTGCATCCGGAAAATGAATTTTAAAAATATCAAATTTGTCTGCGTACCGTAAAACAATTTCACCAACCCTGTGAACTGTTTGTTCATCCCAATTGTACAGAGTAGTAAAGATTGCCACTCTGTGTCCTTTTTCAAGCACATACTCTAACATGTCACTACAATCAGGGTTAACCCAAGGTTCGGCCTGTCCACTAAAATCAATTCGCACATATTCAGGCACTTTGTCTATCATGATTTTAAAATCATCAAAGCTCATGTATTTGACGTCATCGCCGTAGACATCTCGCAAATTGTCTTGCGGGCAATATGTACACATTAATGGACAACCTATCATGGTTGTAATTTCAATTTGATAAAAATTCATATTTTAATTAAAAGGTAAAAAGTCAGTTATATTGTGTGTTGCACCAGCAATGTATTTTTTATATTTAGTGATGTTATTTACTAGTGTTTTTGGCATGTAGTCATCAATTTCTACGTTGACAAACACTTCTGAATTATTTGGGCCCAGACCGTGACCGTTTTGAACACTGGATTCTACATCAATTGAGCTCATCACTTCAGGTGTATTGGTTTCTTGATGTGCAAAACTTTTTATTTTATTTTTGGCAAATTCTGTATCGCCTAGGTAACTAAACTGCCATCCAGCATGTTCCATAACTCTAATACCGCTGTTGGTATAACCATATGGTAAACTTGCCAATTGGAATCTTTGAAATCTAAATTCATCTGCGGGCACTATGAGTCGTTTTCGGCAGGCCATACCCCAAATCATGTACTTACTGTCTGTGGTTGTAAGCATGTGATTAAACTTGAAATAGAATAGCGGCATTCTCAATCCCCAGATCTGGGTTTCATTGTCTTGCCGCATGGCGTCTACTGTTTCTGGTCTAATAATTTCATCAAGATCAGAAACAATTATAATATCGTTGTCATCAGCATCAATTATTCCTTGATTGATACTATTTCTTTGCCAAATATCATTGTCCCATGCATTACTGCTATGCGGCATGTCTGCCACCTTGATGTGTATAACTTTATCTAACCATTTTGCATATCTGTCTTTGTTTTCGTCAAAATAATATGGTTTTGGGATGTCAGTAAATGTTGTATTTGCTTCTACCAAAACAAAATGATCCACATGATCATAAAGTTCTTCAAATCTCAGTTCCAGCAAATCTAGCTCGTTGTAAAAAGGAAAGCAATCGTATATTTTCATATTGGTACTTATAATTTAAAAACTTGACTTTTAGATTTTGTAAATAGTATAATACTATCAATCAAAAGGATATTCAATTGAAATTTGCTCTTGTAACTGCTCACAATGAGGCTTACCAACCTTTAGCAGATATTACCTGGAATCAAAATAAAAAAGTCTATTGCGAAAAATGGGGTTACGACGCACTTGCAATGACCACTGGATTTAAACATCCGGTACAATATATAAGTTTTGAGCGTACACGTTACATTGCAGATCTACTAGAATCAGGAAAATATGATTGGATTCATGCAGTAGGTTGCGATACTATGATTACAAATTTTAACATCAAACTAGAAGATTTAATAGACAACGACTTTGATTTTGTTATTGCCACCGATTGCTATAATATCAACAATGACAGCTTTCTAGCTAGAGCTACAGATACAACTATAAAGTGGTTGCGTAATACAGTCAATCTACTAGACAGCTACACTAATGCTAAATGGTTGGATCAGTCGGCCATGATAGATACTATTGATATGATGGCAGACCGTATTAAAATTGTGCCACAGCGAACTATGAATTCATACGATTATGATCTTTATCCCGGACTAGTTCCTCACATTTACAAAAAAGATCTATTAGGCAACGATGGCCAATGGCAATCAGGAGATTTTTTAATTCACTGGCCTGCTGTACCTTTAGCGACTAGAATCAAACTGGCACAAGAAATGCTAGGACAAGTTATCTGATGAGATTATCAAATATAAACTACCATGAAGTCACATGCAAGATATGCAATCATGACACATCTATCTGGGGTTGTGTTGATTTTAATAAAAACTGCGAAGAACGTAACGGTATGTATTTGCCTTATACCGGGGTATCTGTTTATTATTTAAAATGCAATCACTGTGAATTTATTTTTAGTCCAGATTTTGATACTTGGACCAAAGAAGATTTCAAAGAACTTATTTACAATGATGACTATATTATAGTTGATCCCGAATACAACGGCCAAAGAAGTATCAATGATGCTCAATATTTTCTTAATCGTTTACAGATAAAAAAAGATATTGACATCTTGGATTACGGAGCAGGTCCTGCTGTATTAGGTAAAGAATTAGCAAAACACGGATATTCAGTTGACAGTTGGGATCCTATGTGGGGCACCAATCCAGACTGGGATAAAGATAAAAAATTTGATTTAGTTATGGCCTGGGAAGTTCTCGAACACACTCCTACTCCTATACAAACCATAGCAGAAATGCATAGTTGGTTAAAACCTGGTGGATCAATATTACTAGCAACTTGCAGCACAGGAATAATGCAGGGACGCCGTGATCCAACATTTTGGTATTTGAGTCCTCGCAATGGTCATATTTGCATGTATTCAGATATGAGTTTAGATATTTTGTTTTCAAATTTTGGTATGAGGGTGCAGCACGATCCATGGAATATTCACTTAGCGAGTTATTAATATGAAAGAAATTTTAGAACAAGTACGACAATATATTCAAGAAAAACAGACAAATAGGACCTGGACAGCAGGTAAAGATTTTGTAAACTATGCAGGTACCTACTACAATGAAGATGAATATGCAGCTGGTGTTGAAAGCTTGCTTAAGGGCTGGTTGGCAATGGGCAGCGAAAGCCTGAAGTTTGAAAGACAATTTCCTAAACAGTTTGGAAAGACTGGTGGTATAGTTACTAACAGCGGTAGCTCAAGTAACTTACTAATGATGGCAAGCTTGACTAGCAAGCGGGGCTACAACTTTCCCAAAGGCACCAAAGTCTTAATGCCAATTGCAGGATTTCCTACTACACTAAACCCTACATTACAAGTGGGTTTTGAACCTATTTTCGTTGACATTGAATTGGACACATTAAACATCGATCTAGAGCAAGCAGAGCGAGTATTGCGTAATGATCCTTATATCAAGGTGATTACATTTGCGCATGTGCTAGGTAACCCACCAAACATGGATCAGCTGATGGAGTTAGTTGAAAAATATAAACTGGTGTTGCTAGAAGATTGCTGTGATGCTCTTGGTAGCACATACGACAATAAGCCATTAGGTTCATTTGGTTTAATGGCTTCGTGTTCATTTTATCCAGCACATCACATGACCATGGGCGAAGGTGGTTTTGTGGTCACAGATGATCAAAATCAAGAAGTTATTCTACGTAGTCTAAGAGAATGGGGCCGTGGTTGTTATTGTGTAGGTCCCGAAGCTAACAAATTAAAATGCGGTACATGTGGGACTAGATTCAGAGAATGGATTCCAGAACTGCCCGGCGAAATATTTGATCACAAATACGTTTACGATGAAATTGGATACAATTTAAAACCAATTGAACTGCAATGTGCAATGGGTATGCAGCAACTAAAGAAACTGCCAGAGATTCATTCTTTGCGCCGGCGCAATTATCAACTGTTGTTTGATATCTATTCTAAATACGAAGAATTCTTCTATCTTCCTAGAGCACGAGATAAATCTGATCCAAGTTGGTTCGCATTTCCATTAACTATTAGATCAAGCGCACCATTTACTCGTGCAGATATAGTAGATTATTTAGAAGAAAATCTAATTCAAACTCGTCCATACTTTGCAGGCAATATTATGTTGCAACCAGCATACAGTCATTTAATGGATCCTGCTCGGGCCAGAGACGATTTTCCAAATGCCACACATGCCATGACACATACCTACTTCCATGGTACTAGTCCGGTAATTACACCAGAACAAATTGCCTACATAGGCGAAAAGGTTGATGGATTTATGAGTTTGTTTCAATGAAAAATCTAAGCCAAGTCACCAAAAACATAGACGGTCAGCCTATGTTCAAGTATTTAGACAAAGCAAAAACCCTTGAGGCCCAAGGAAAGCATCTTATACACATGGAAATAGGAGAACCAGATTTTGATACTCCTATGAATGTTACCTGGGCTGCTGTTAAATCTTTAGCATCTGGCGAAACACATTACGAAAGCAGTTTTGGGCTATTAGAATTCAGACAAGCCGTGCAATTTGCCACTGAAAGAAGCAGAGGCTTTCGCCCAGACATTGACCAGATTCTAATCACTCCTGGTGCAAACATTGCAATTTTTTATGCTGTGTTTTGTTTGGTTGATCCTGGCTACGAAGTTATTGTGCCAGATCCGGGATTCAGCACATATTATAGCAACATAAAGATGTGCGGAGCTGTGCCTGTTAGAGTTCCCCTAAAAGAAGAAAATCAATTTAGAATGAACCCAAGTGATATAGAAGCAGCTATCACCGATAAGACAAGATTAATAATAATTAACAGCCCGCAAAATCCTACTGGCAGTCTTTTAACTCAAGAAGATGTAAAAAGAATATATGAAATTGCTAAAAAATATGACATCTATGTTTACAGTGACGAAATATATGCTAGGATGACATATGATCCCGTGGGATTTAGCAGTCCTAGCATCTATGATCATTGTAGAGAACATGTAATTTTAGCCAATGGATTTTCAAAAGCCTTTGCAATGACTGGCTGGAGATTAGGCACAGTAATAGGACCATCAGTTGTGATTGAAAGAATGGCCGCACTATTACAAACTACGTCAAGTTGCGTTAGCCCTTTTATACAACGAGCAGGAATTGAAGCAATTCGTGGTAGTCAAGAAACAGTAACTAATATGATGCATGAATATAAAATGCGTCGAGATCTGTTAGTGGATGGGCTCAACAGAATTAAAGGAATTACTTGTCTTAAACCTGGCGGAGCATTTTATGTGTTTCCCAACATCAAAGACACAGGACTTACCAGTGATGAAGTAGTTGAAAAACTACTACAAGGAGGTGTGGTTACATTACCAGGTCATTGTTTTGGTGAATATGGCAATGGGTATATTAGACTGTGCTATGCCACAAGTAGAGAAAATATTCAAGAAGCATTGCATAGAATACAAAAAGTATTGGGGTTGAAATGAGAGTTTGTGATTGGATAGCCAATTACTTGAAGTCAATTGGTGTGGAACGAGTGCATGGATTAATGGGCGGTGGCGCCAGCGGTCTAAATGATGGTTTTATCAAGCAAGACATGCCTTATATTTGCTATCATCATGAACAGGGTGCAGGACATGCTGCCATCGGTGAAAGTAAATTTACAGGAAAACTAGCTGTAGTAAATCCTACCACAGGGTGTGCCGGAACTAATTGTGCCACCAGTGTGTTAAATGCCTGGCAAGATAGTGTTCCTGTTTTATTTCTCAGTGGTAATGTTCGTTTAGATACATGCTCAGGACATATCAATAAACAAAAAAATATCAATATAAGAAAGTACGGTATTCAAGAACATCATGTAGTAGATACTTATAAATCAATGACCAAGTTTTCTTACTTTATTGATAATGTTGATGATGTGTGTTATGTTCTACAATATGCTGTACATGCTGCACAATCTGGACGACCTGGTCCTGTTTGGATAGATATTCCAGGAAATATTCAAACGGCAGAAATGCCTGTATCTTATAAAGAATATCAACCGCTGCAACTACAACAACAAGTTGATGATTTGTCTTTTATCAAGCAATCTATTGAAAAATCTCAAAGGCCGATCGTTCTTGCTGGTTACGGAATTAGACAAAGTAACACTGTTGATCTTTTCGTGCAGTTTATTGAAAAATATCAGATACCTTACGTTAGCACATACGGTGCTAGAGATTTTACAGCAGACAAGCACCCATTAAGCATAGGCGCTGTAGGAATAAAAGGAAGTAGAGCAGGCAACTTTGCTATGCAAAATGCTGACTTACTATTGGTTTTAGGCAGTAGCCTAGGAGCAAGTGTTATCGGATATGATCCTAAACAGTTTAGCCCAGCCAGTTATAAAATAATAGTTGATATTGACATAGAAGAATTGAAAAAAGATATTGTAAAAATTGATGCAAAATACAATATTGATCTTGAAAAATTTTTTAGAGGTATGTTTTGAACAGAAAAGAATGGATCAACAAATGCGGCGATTGGAAAACCAAATGGCCTGTTATGCAACCAGAGTATGAAGCAAGCAACAATGACCATAGGTTAAACATCTATGCGGTATTGGATGCAGTAAACAAACACAGCCGCATTGAAGACATTATTATGGGCGATGCTGGTAGTATCAGTTATGCCGGTCCTGTGGCTTTAAATGCCAAACAAGGTCAACGATTTATCTTTAGTCCAGCACAGGCTGATATGGGATGGGCATTACCAGCAGCAATTGGGGTATCAATGGCAAGTGATCAACCTATTATCTCTATAATTGGAGATGGTAGTTTCATGAGTAACATTCAAGAACTTGCTGTAGTAAAGCAACACAACCTTGATATAAAATTTATAATCCTAAATAACAATGGTTATCTAAGCATTAAAAATACCCAGACAAAATACTTTCAAGGTAGAGTATATGGTACCAGCAGTGAAACCGGTCTTTGGTTTCCTAATTTTAAGAATATAGCAGAAGCTTTTGGTCTAGATTATCACGATGCTAGTCAGGCCGGCGATCTTGAAAGATTTGGTGAATGGTTTGCCCAGCCGGGACCATCAATTATTGATTGTCAATGTCTAGCAGAGCAAGAAATACTTCCAGCTCAAGCACTTAAAAATGGTAAACAAGCAGGTCTTCATGACATGACTCCATTCCTAAGCGACAAAGAGCTTGCAGACGAAATGATTGTCAAAATCGAATGAAAGTAGCAGTTTTAGGTTCGTCTGGATATTTAGGTTCATACATTGTAAACAATATTCAAAATTGTACTGTTTATCCTATTACTAGAGACACCATTGATTTGACCAATGTTGATCAAGTAAGAAATTTTCTCATATCAACTACCCCTGATGTTATAATTAATTGTGCTACTTCTGGTGGAAAAACAAAGATGGGAGAAAATAATTTCCTGGACATTCAAAATAACTTGTCTGTGTTTTTAAGTTTTTATAATAGCAGCGACCTAGTTCCAAAATTTATAAATGTAGGAAGTGGTGCGGAATTTGATATTAGTAAAAATATCGATCTTTGCAAAGAGGAAAGCATATTAGAATCATTTCCTAACGAATCGTATGGGTATAGTAAAAATATAATATCAAGATTGTGTTTAGCAAAAGAAAATTTTTACACACTAAGACTCTTTGGTTGTTTTGATAAATCAGAACCTGATTTTAGATTATTTAAGAAACTTCTTAGAGGTCAAGTAAATAGTATAATAGATAGACAATTTGATTTCTTCAGCGCCAGTGATTTTGTTAGGGTTTTAGAACTTTATATTTTCGAAAACCAATTGCCTCAAGACATCAACTGTGTTTATCAAAAAAAATACATGTTGAGCGAAATATTACATAAATTTAATAAAGAGTTTGTTGTTGAGGGAATTAATGCAAACAATTATACCGGCGATTCTACAAAATTAGATTCGTTAAATATCGAACTCGAAGGTCTTCAAAGCGGAATTAACAAGTACATAAATGCGTAAACTATGAAAAAAATTGTTTATATTACAGGTTGTTTGGGTTTTATTGGAATACATCTAACTCGAGCCTGCTTAGAAAAAAAATGGTATGTTATTGGTGTAGATAAAATGACCTATGCTAGTAATAAATCATTTCTGGCAGAGTTTGAAAAATATCCTAACTTTAAGTTTATCGAATCTGACATCAATGATCTTGACATGCTGTACGACTGCGATTACATTATCAATACCGCAGCTGAAACACATGTTGATAACAGTATTGAAAGAAGCGATGTATTTTTACGAAGCAATGTAAACGGTGTGCATCATTTACTCAATCTGATTAAAGAACGTCATCGTTTCAAAATGCCTATACTATTACATTTTAGTACAGATGAAGTATACGGAGATATTGAAGAAGGTAGTCACGTTGAAACAGATTTGTTAAAACCAAGTAATCCTTACAGTGCAACCAAAGCCGCAGCGGATCAATTAATTTTAGCATGGGCACGTACATTTAAGGTACCTTACGTTATTGTGAGACCAACCAACAACTACGGAATTGGTCAGTATACAGAAAAATTTATTCCTAAAAGTATTAAGCATCTTCAGTTAGGCAGACCAATTGCATTGCATGATGCAGGGACGCCACGACGCACTTGGTTACACGTAAGTGATACTGCTAGTGCAGTAATTTGTATTATAGAAGCCGGTGTTCAAAATGAAATTTATAACATAAGTGGTAATCACGAGGAACAAAATATTGTAATCGCCATGCAGATAGTTGATATGTTTTGTCCTAAAAATGTTGAAGATTATGAGCAATATCTTAATTTAAATATAACCAGGCCAGGTCAAGATGTTAGATACAGTATTAATGATGATAAGCTAAAATTGTTGGGTTGGGAACCCAATGCAGTTTTTGAAGTGGAATTGGCTAAGATTGTTCAGTATTATTCTCAAACGTTTGTGTGGTAGGAACTTCTACCCAAGTATAATCGCCTAACCACTTAACCTGAGCTATATAAGCATAATGATCAGGAGGTCCTGTGGTCCAATCACCTGGCCCTGTAGGTGTCAATCTTGTATTATTAATTTTACTGTCATAACACAGCCAATAACATTGCCCGTGATAAACTTGAAATTCATATTTTGCTGCATGAACTGCATCAGTTATTTCTAATCTTCTTTTTAACTCTGCTGCTTGTTTTGTTAACACTTTAACTAAATCCATTATACGGTTATACTCTTGCTCGGCATGCATGCGGGCAACATTGACCATAATGTCTTTTTGTTTTTCTACTGGTATTAGATCAAATTTTGGTCCACCAACTTCAGTAGCGTAAGGTGTGATATTTTTATTAAAAAATGCCACCAATGAATTATCAAGAGTGGCATCGTAACTATCGCGACCTTTGGCTAAATTACTTTTTTTCTTGGCCATTTTCTTGTTTGATTATAATTGGTTTATCTTGATTGGGATTTCTTGTATTAGATAGTAGCCAACTACCGTAATTTATAAACGCAGCGAATGGGTAGGAACCAATAGCTAGTACTGCCGCCAAGCAAACTCCTGTGATTAGAAATAAAATACTAAAAATTGTGAATACAGTTTCTAGCATGAGATTCCAAAAACCAGTGACACCAATATCAATTTCAAAGTTTTCAACTGTGCCTGTATTGTTTGCTCTAATATGCATTCTTAATGTTTCTACTTGTTCTATAAATCGCATCACAAGTATTTCTAATAAACCTCGGTACAGCTCAGTCATAAATCTTACTCCATTGTTTTAATTTGTTGACTTTGTTTTCTACTGCTTGTGTTACAAATTCTGGTCTGACTAGTCCGTGTGTTGTTAATAAATTGATCATACACAATACATCACCTACTTCTTGTTCTAATTTTTCCTGATGCGACATACCATCTTTATGTTGTTGATCTATACCAAATCTAAATATTTTTGAAATTTCTTGTATGACTTCTGCACACTCTTCTTGAGTAATTACAAGTATTTCTCTTTGTTTATCATTCATCAATTAAATCCATGTCTTCTACTAGTGGCACCACATTCCACTTAGCATCTTCAATTAAATCTTTTGCCATTGCGTTTGCTGCTTTTTCAGCCGCTTGCCTCGTTTGGTAAGCATTTTCCCAAATGCGATTACCATCTTCTGTTTCTGCCATTGCAATATATATTTTCATAGTTATATTATAGAGTAATTGTTTGACAAGGTCAATCGTTTGAGAAAATCAATCTCTTTTTTTACGTGGACTAGTATCTACATCTCTTGGTTCGGCTCGTCTACCAGGATGTTTGATTTTTACTCTTGTTTTTTCTGGATCAAACTGTTTGAGTTCTTTGGCTGTTACTTCTTGATCTTGTTCATCTCGCGGATCATAATTTCTATCTACTACATTTCCGTATTGATCAACCAATATTGGATTTTTTTTACCTGTTTTACCAATTCCTCTACTTAATGTAACTCCCTGTATTCTTATTCCTGGAATTCCTAATTCAGTGCTGTTTCTGCTAGAGTCGTTGCGTATTAACCATACCATTAAATGGCTTTCGGGTATTTCTGCTTTGTTGGTAATAACTGCATGGCATTCTACCTTCACTTGATTAGCATCTTGTATAAAGTGCTCGGGTCGAAAAGTTTGTATAACAATGCCGCCTTTGGGATTCAAATCGCTACCAAAAATTGCCGCCATTGCTTCTTCTTCTGTAGGCTCAACAACAATTTCTTTGCTTAGTTCAAATATAGGTGCCCAGTCTGGTGATTTTTCTGTTTTGTTAAGTTTAACTATTCCTGCATCAGTTAGATTATCAATTATAGCTCTAGCTTTTTTTCCAAACATGGTATCTGCACTTTCCCATGCTTCGGCATTTAATTTCTTGATTGATATAGGAAGATTTCTATCCGGACTAACTAGAACCACATCAGCTTTTTTTCTACCCTTAACATCTCGCCCTGAAATGTCAACTTGATTGCAATTGTTAATAGTTAACGATTTACCTCTGTTATCAACAAATGTTATGTTTGCTGATCCATACTTTTCAATTACACTTTGTATTATACCAGCAAGTTCTATTTCGTTAGCAACACCGGCACTTTTATCGCCTTGAACTCCTTTGTCTTTTACAACAATTTTTACCTTGCTTTGCCAAAATTCAACATGTCCAATGCTACTAGGTTGATAAGGACTATATCTTGCCTGCACATCAGGGTTGGCTGCATTGATAATTTCTACTAGATCTAGTAGAACTTTGTGTCTAAAAGCTTCCTTAATTTGTCCATCTGGGACTTGTACTAAAACAGCAATTAAATTGCCGTTAATTTTTAAATCTGTGTAGCCGTTTTGTGCCAGTATTTGCTGGACATCTGCTTTAGTTGCTGCTTCAGTAAGTATGTTAATTAAATCACGCATAATAACATATTTACCGGTTTTATCTATTCTGTTTATTCATGTTGCAATGCAATAAATACAAGCATACTTTAAGGAGAATTAAATGGACTTCCGAAGTCTAGTTGAGCGTCTGCACGAAATGTTTCCTGCACAAGGAAAAAGTGATCTAGAACAATATATCGAAAGCAAAAATCCACAAAACGGAGCAGATGTTGAACATTGGCTACAGCAGTGGACCTATCACAATCACAAAGATTATCTAGGGTTGTAATTTTTCAGTCTTTTATTCTGTAAAAGTCTTTATCCAACCATGTGGTTACTATTTCTTCTTGTTTTACATAGCCATATGTATTAATGCAGTTTTCTACACTATCGTTAACTAATTTCAAATCAATTAGATCATGCCAACTTGTAGTTTGTGGATTCATGGGTTCAATATCACTTTTGTACACAGCAACATACAGCCAAATGTCATTTTCTTTTTTGTAAAAATAGGCGTCCCTGCAATCGAACCCATTTACAGCTAACATGTACATCAAGTTAACAACATTGTGATTGTAATACCAGCCGTTATAACTCACACAGTTAAGTCTATTATATTTGTAATGTGCAGCTTGTGGAACTGTCATTATTAACATGCCATTCACATTCATCATCTCGTTCCACTGCCTTAGCGTACCTATAGGATTAGTGACATATTGAAATGTGTTATGGCACCAGATCAAGTCTACCTGTCTTGGGATAAATCTGTGGCTGTCTTCTAAATTTGCTTCAATTGCTTTAACATTTTTTAATGCAACAACATCTTCTCTTATCTTTTTAATGTTAGAGTCTACTGCGTAGCATAGATAGTTTCTTGGTTCAGGCGGATCATCTCTGGTTTTAAGATTAGCCCACCATTCAATGTTTGACCCATCGCTACACCCAAAATCTGCAACTACTTCAAGGCTGTCTAAAAAAGTATCATACTCGTAAAGACAATCTCGTATAAATTGAGTATGATCAAAACTTTCTTGATGATTTCTAAACAGACCCATTTTGAATTACCTCAATAATAATTTTTTCTTTTAACGGTTTTAATCTTGTCTCGAGTTGATAGCAAGCTTCTGCTAACTCGCTTTCACTACCCCAATTGAGATTATGAATTAAATTAGTGGCCCATCGACTGCAAGTATCTTTTTCAATCTGAATGTCAACTGCATTGTTTTTTGGACGAGCGTTAGAGCATAATGCCCATTCTTTTAAAATTTTTTTAGCATGTTCTTTATAATCCATTACACCACAATATCTTCCATGCCAGCTGTGCGCAATCTAACCACATGACCTAGCATAAAATTTTTGCTTTCTAAGCCTTTCATAACTCCAAGCCATTTGTTTCTAAGCAAAGCAACTTCGTTAATGATAGTTTCAAAGTCAATGACTTCGTCCTCACCATCTGTATATTTCTCAGCGTCGCGACTGGTAAGAGCTCGGGCATAAGCTTCCAAGTACTTTTGAAAATGCTTTCGTCTAATTTTACGAAGTTGTATATTCAGATATTCAAGCACCGCTTCGATCTCTTGTAGCTGATTAAATCTGTGTTCTGTAATTCCTGGTAAATTCGCTGCGGACTTTTCAACATTCCCTCTAATGTATGTTTCATTTTTAGCCTGTGCAAGTTCGCCTTCATAGTAATCTATAAAGGTAGGAATATTACCAAGATCCGCAACTATTTTATTATACCACATTAGTCTTCGTAATCAATTTCTTCATCTTCGTCGTCAAGATATTCTTCGATGGCCCGTTTAGTATAACTATCGGTACCACCAAACTCTCGCAGTTCCTTGTCGCTTAAATTGTCTACCAGCATGCTTACCAAATTATCAGCAGCAGCCTGTCGCTCTTTTGCTGGAATATATTCTTTAAGAGTAATATAAGATTCAATTAAGACTTCAACATCGATACTCATTCCGCAGTTTCCTCTTGTGATTGATCAGCAGATTGTTTATGTGGATTTTGAGCAAAGTCTTCCATAACTTTGTCCAAGCTACCATCATCATTTCGTTCCCACGCTTTGCGGAATTGCTTGATGACTGTGCCGTCTGCTAGCGTGTATTTAAGACTGTTGCCTTCTTTGGTCAATAAACCTTTGCCTTCGAACATGTCAACTAGGCCCGAATACGGATTCATTCCAGTTTCGTATGGAATCTTGACCTGCACACTTTCAAACGGCTTGGCATAGCGAGTTTTCATAATCTTGCAAGCTGCGCGAATACCTTTGACTTCGCTAATTTTATTGCCATCTTCATCTTCTTTTAATTTTAACTTACGCATAGCAACAACGATACTGCTTGCATAGATAAAGCCTTGTCCGCCACTAATTTTGTCATCAGGGTCAAACATGTCCTGGCTTGCGTATGTATGGTTGGTAGCAACCAGTCCAATGTTTAAACTACCAAACATGTTTACACAATTACGAACAAGTGCTGTTAGTGCTTTGGGCTTACGACCCATGTCACCTTTAAGATCACCTGCTTCAAACTGGTTTACATCAGTTGGTGTTAGCAACATACCTAGACTGTCTAATACGATTAAGACTTTAGGCCGCTGATCTTCAGGTAGCGTTTTGTATTCTTTAACAAACTCGGTAATCATTTTAGCAACATCGTCAATCATTGCCATGTTGAGTTTGAGAAGCTTGTCTTCAGAAGTATCGACGCCGAGTGCGTGAAGCCAGGCTTCGTCGAGTGCGTTTTCAGTATCAATAAGAATAACATATATACCTTGTTCTTGTGCGTTCTTAACCAGATTTCCTGAGCAGATAAAACTTTTACCTGCACCAGACTCTCCAGCAAATACAGTAACCTTACCCATTGGAATACCCTTATTAAAATCCCCGCTAATAAGATAGTTAAGAGCGTAATTGTTTGTGGAGATCCAGTCTGTGGGATCGTTAAATCCAACGGAGATACCGTCAATACTTTTTGTAATACTTTTGCGAAATTTTGATACATCAAATGGTTTGGTTGCCATAATTATAAAGTTCCTTAAAAATTTTAGTGCTGTCTAAGTTGCGTCGTTTATCTAATGTTTTAAGATATTCAAATAATTCATTGGTGTCTCCACCGGTTGATTCGTCTAAGTAATTTAATAAATTTTGTAATCCATTTTCTAATAAAAATCCTGGCTTTTTGTTAATTCTACTTTTTAATTCTTTCCTTGTAAAGTTTAGCATCTCGCTGGGCAATTGTCTAATATTTAGAACTTGAGGCCCGGTTAAAGGACCAGCAATAAAACTATTAGGATGAAATCCCAATCCGGAAAGGTAATCTATGCATTGGAATATGCTCATTGAATTCAATGCAAAATGCAGCATGTTAAATGATATTTTATGATCAAGATTTTTTAACACTAAAAGATTATCAACAAAATCTTGCCAACGACCGCCATATCTAATATATTCATATTCCGCTTCTATTGATTCTAAACTTACAATCCAATGCACATTTTTAAATGAACACAATTTTTCAAAAATTCTAGTATCTACCTTACTTAAATTTGTGTTTATTCTAATATTGATTTCATTATTTTCTTTTAATAAAAATTCAAGCAATTCTAAATTTTCTTTCATTAGCAGTGGTTCGCCACCTGCTAGGTATATGTGTTTTAATTGCTTTGCGTTTTTATAAATGTAATCAGTAAATGCTGCGGCTCTATCGCTCGCAGGAGTTTTTATTCGAACTCCAATTTCGTTTTCCCATTTGCTACTAAACTCAGGACCACAGTAAACACAGGCAAAATTGCACAAATTTGACCATCTAACATCAGCAGTTAGCAAATTGAACTTGGTTGGATCGGCATATAGTTCCAAGGGCTCTGATTTTAATTCTTTTATATAAAAAACTCTATCGCTTATAATCTCAAAACTATTGGTTTCTTTTTCTAAATTATAACACGGATAACATCGTGCACCAGGCTCGTTTATAATCATATCCAATTTAGTAGCGGTATTTTGCACCCCGTGTAGTATTTCTTCAATTGAGTTATTTTGAATGTTACCTATAAGTTTAGCACTACGAATACAATTTTTTACATTGCCATCAAAATTGTACATCAGTCCAGTCCATGGAATTGGACAAAAATGTTTATTAGTTAAATAAGCCTTGGCTTTCATGGATAATAAACCCCAAGACCTATTTCTGGTATTTCTAAGTCTGAACCGCAGTCTAAGAGTTCAACTAGTCGTCGTGCCCATACATCAACATCTGCGTAAGGTCTTGGACTAGTTTGTCCAGGTTGTGTGGCTATTGCACCGGGCTTTACTAAACATAACTTTGGCCAAGTTTGATAATATCTTAATTGTCTAATACCTTCTTCAAGTGCAATTTTTTGAACATAATATTCTGTCATATCTAATCCAGGAAGTCCACTAAGTGGTTCTGAAGTCATCATTGTGCTTATGTTAATTATTAGTTTATTTTCAATCTTGTACCATTCTCTAAATAGTGCAAACAATAACTCTGTTTGTGCAAATCCTACTTGGGCATTGTTGATAAAAATATCAGCGTCTTTTACCTCTTTAATAATTTTTGGAATACTTCTTATATTGTGGCCATTGCGACGACTAAGGCCGATAATGCTATGACCTTTTTCTTCGTAAATTTTAGCAAGTGCTAAACCGATGCCTGCACTATGTCCTGTAATTGCTATTGTAGCCATTTTAATGGTTCATTGAAAAAAGTAAAACTTGCTACTATTCTGGGCAGAGAAGTGTTATCATCTAGTTTGTCCACACTATGAGCAATTTGCGAATTGAAAATTATTGGTGTATCTAAATTTAAAACCTCATCTATTATCACATCGTTTTTATACCAACGATTGACCCATCCTTGTGTGTTAATGACAGGAATATTTAATTTAGCTATTACTGGTGGTTCATCAACATGCATTGGTAGTTGGCCAGTTTTGGTTAGGATGTTCACTGCTGCATGCCTTGGTTTTAATTTTAATTCATTAAAAAAATTTAATAGATTAGGAGAGTTTTTTACCAGCGTTTTACAATCAATAAAGTTCCAACCAATTATAGGTTCTTTTATTAATGAAGTGTGTAGCAGTAAAAAAACATAAATTTCTTTAGATATAAATTCTATTTTATTACAATCAATTCTAGCGAAGCATTTCATAATCCACGCAATGCCTTTTCTCTATCAATAAATTCATCTAATTCAACCTGATTATTTCTGTCTACTGCCACTACGCCTGGAAACATATTTTGATATGGGTCAGTCAAGTTATTTTTGTATCGAACATTCAATGGATCGGGACTGTGTAAAAATGCAAACGAATGTTTCAACTGATTGTCGGCAGTGAATTGTTCAATGGCTGTAAAATTGTGTAGATTTAATGCACTAACTGTAGTCCAGGTATTCAAATCAATTTTTTTTAAACTTTTGTAAAACATCAAGTTTGCATAGAATTTATCCCATTTAATGGGCCAACGAACAAAATCATGAACTTCTTCTACGCCATCTAAACTAACTGTAACTATTACTCTAACACCACGATCAATTAATGTTTCAATATCATCTATTATAATCGAACAATTAGTATTAATTCTCACTGATTGAATGTTTGATGGCAAATTTTGTAAAACTTCTTTGTAATTTTTACTGGCACTAGGTTCACCACCATTTATATCTAAATGTACGATTCGATTTGTCGGTAAATTCCAGAAACGATTTGTATTATCAACAATTGGATAGATTTTTGAATGTAAACTGCCAATTTTGGTGCTGTGTTCTTTGTTACATGTCAAGCATCCGCTGTTACAAATATTATCAAGAACGCCTCCTACACAAAGATAATCCGGTCTAGATTGCTTTTGATGGAATTTTATAGCATGTAGACGAATACTTTCTTGTCCTAAACTTTCTGTTTCACGGCAACGGATACATTCTTTTGGCCAAATTGTTTGTTTTGTTTTATACAGCCATTCACTATTATCAAGATCGTTTAATGAAGCGAACTGTGGAGGATCAACCATGTGTCCACATCTACTCACAGTTCCATTTGGGTTTAATCTAACAAAGTGATCTAGTCTAGGACATTGCACAGATCTATGCTCCGTTGAACAATTTCTTTATATACTTCTGGATATCTATGTTTTAATGTTTGTATAATGAATTTGAAGGTTATAGTTTTTCCTAATAGATCTTCAGTCAATACGCGATCTATGCTCAAATAAAAATGCACTTTCTCTACTGTGCTAACGAATTCATCCAATGACGAATACTCGCTTTTATTACTTGTAAATGATGTTATTTCCTTTAGAGAGTCAATTGGATTAATTCTAATCTTAGCGGAAGTAAATCTTTGTAAATTGACTAGCCAATGAAATTGCGGACAAAAATGTCTATTTAAAAATAGATAATGGCTTGCAAAATGCAATACTGTTTTTCTATCTAAATTTTCATTTTGTTTAAGAAAAGTATTTACACCACTTACGAATCTGTCATAAGGATTACGGACATAGATATCTACAACAGGAATATTTTTAATTTCGTCATGTTCTAGTAGTCTAAATCCGCTATATAACAAACTACTACTACCGTTTTTATATATAGGATAGACAAATCGTTGTGATGGGACGATTTCATACACATCACAACGATCCGGGAATATGACATTATCTAATTGAGATAACATCCGATACCTTACTATTTGCTACGGTTCCTAATCATGGCCAAAATGTCCTCGGCTCGTTGGCTTGATGGAGCAGCAGCAGATGCTTTCACTGGAGCAGTAGCTACAGGTGTGTCATCTTCTTCGTCTGCGTCAAATGGTGCAGAGGATTGAACTGGAGCAGGTGCGGCTTTGGCTACTGGAGCAGGTGCCGATTCCGTATCGTCGCCACCTCGACCTTGGAAGCCACTGGGCTTGTAGTATTGACTCCAACGATCTGGGTCGTATGCTTGACCATCAACCGACGCTTCAAACATTTCCTTAAGAACCTTGAGTTCTACTTCGCCTGGTCGTTTAGGCAAGAAGTCTGCGAGATTATAAAGACCAAAGCTATCAATTGCACCTTGTTCTTGTGCAGTCAATGCAGTTTCTTTGCGGCTCCACTTACTAGTAGAATAGTCTGCATAACCGCCTTTACTAGTTTTTGTAACAGTAAAATCCAAACCAGCGGTGTAATCTGTAGGCATGCTTTCTAGTTCTGGGTCCATTAGTGCAGCCTTGATTAAATTAAAGATCTGGGGACTAATAACGAATCTACGAATAGGATTCTCTGGTGTTTTGTCGTCCGCTAGTGGATTTTCTCTTACAAAACCTTGGAACAAGTATGATTTCTTCTTCCAATACTTACGACCCATTTCTTCCAGTCCCGGATCTTTGAACCAAGTGCGTACTTCGGCTAGAATAGGGCATGCGTCGCCATACATTTCTACGCAAGGTACTTGTACAACTACAGGTTTACTATCTGATTGTCCTTTGATGCCTGCAAACGGCAAGCGAATCATCAGTCGCTCAACCCAGAAGAATGAGTTCTGTGTGTTAGCGTCTGGTAGGAATCGGATTTTGCTGCTTGAGCCTTCTGGAATGTTCCAGTGTGCATAGATGGCGTTGTCGCCTTGTGATTGTCCGCCTTGTGAGCGTGTCTCTTGCGCTTGTAGTTTAGCGCGAATTTCTGCTAAAG